AAAGCCTCCGTTTGTGTGTTTGACCACAATTTCGGCGAGTTCACCCTCGACGAGATTGCCAGATCCATGAGCAAAGCCGACCTTACTCCGGTGTTCACCCCCTCCTCCAGCGACCTCACTGCGGTGTTCACCCGCGAAGAGACGTATGCAAATACAGTCGAAGGAGGGTCTTCAACTATTGCCGGAAAAGGATTTTCTCAGACTATTCCCGTGCACAACCTCAAGAACCGAGGCCATTTCACACGAGGAGTCAACTCGTGGACGTATGAACTCATCGCCGCTGATTGTGAGAACCTCACATGCGTGTACCTTTTCACTCCTGACCGCCGCTGGCTGCCCTCAGGTGAAGCCCTCACTACAGAATCTACTGGTGTCGCCTTCACTTCGACTGGCAAGTATGTGCTGCGCGGTGGGAAGTGGAGAGGGAAACACGAAATCTCCGACCGATTGATCCGTCCATGGGCGGCCGCTTGCGCAATAGCGAACGACCCTCGAGCCGCCCTGTCCAGCCGAGCAGCAGCAGCCGTGAAATCTGAGACCCTCAGCGGGATAGCTATGGACGACGCCGTCGAACTCGCGCTAGCGATAGCGCAACAGTTCGGCCGCACGGTGTCTAAGTCTGTGGCTTGGAGCGACTTCCGGAGCAATCCCAGTCCCCTCCTCGCTGAGCACCGCCCCTGGTGGTCATGGTTCACCGGTTCCACCAGTGACATATGACTTTTCCCCCATCTTGAGCTCCCTGCTTTTGAATGTACGCGACAATACATCCAGCAGGCGTACGAGAGCTTCCTGAAAGCTCAGGCTCGTCCTGAGAATAAGGAATTCGCGGTTGTCGCTGCGGAAACGGAGAAGTTCTTCCTCCGTACTAGAGCGTACGCACTCCTCCCTAGGTTGTGCGACGTTTACAACTATCCAGCCGTTAACTCCACAGAGAACGCTTTTGCTTCAATCTTAACCCGTGTGGTGAAAGACATGAACAAGCCTACTCTATCCGACAAAGACATCGGAGACCTCTTTACTGAGTTCATGGACACGCTGGAACTGGAGCCAATAGAGCCCCTAGATGTTGTCACGTGGTCGAACAGGTATCCCTGGAGACTGCGCTCTACCATCCTCAAAGACTATGAGGACATGCTCAAATGTGGCCAACTTCGGCCCAAAGACCGCGTCGTGTCCGCTTTTACCAAGATCGAGTTGTCAAAACTAACAGATCCCCGCAACATTTCGTCGCGCAGCCTGGCGTTCCAGGCCGCTCTTGGTAGATACATAGCTGCTGCTGAAGCTCAACTCAGCCATCTCCCCTGGCTAGTCAAACATTTGACATTGCGACAGAGGAACGCTAAGTTGACGGCAGCATATCGTGACATCAACCCTAACGTGTTCATCGAGTGCGACTTTTCCCGCTTTGACGCCACTGTCAGCAGGATTTTGCTCCAACAGGAGCACCGAGTCTACCTCAAGTTGTTCCCTGACATGGACCCTTTCGCGAGAGAGTGTCTCATGGTCCAACTAGACACGTACGGCCACCATCTCAAAGGAGTGCATTACGGTACCACCGGGCGTAGATGTTCCGGTGACCCCAACACATCCATCGGCAACGCCATCCTCAATCGGTTCGTCCACTGGGCAGCTTGGAAACACCTGCCCAACTGGTATTCCGTTCATGAGGGTGACGACGCGTTGGCCTTCATCTCTGGCAAACCTCAAGACTTTGAGGAGCCCCTCTTACGTACAGCAAAAGCCCTTGGTTTTGACATCAAGGCTGTCATCACTGACGACCTTGAGAAGACCAAGTTTTGTGGCAGATGCAACTACGACATTGAGGGCGCTGTCAAGTCGTCGTGTGACTTCGCTCGCACGATGCCCAAGTTCGGAGTGACGACTGTGATCACCCGTTCTGTAGGAGAGAGAATAGGTCTGTTGCGTAGCAAAGCGATGGCTTACTACAACACCGACTCCCACACTCCAATCATTGGCCCGCTGTGCAAGACTTTGCTCATAGCGACGGCTGATGTCACTTGTCGCTCCGACCGCGACCTTAAGCGCCGTTTGGAATTAGGCGCAGATTCGGAACTGCTCCCGCCGTCTTTAGAGGATAGATTGGCGTTTGAGGAGCACACTGGCCTCACTCCAGCACTACAGTTGAGTTATGAACGGTACTACGAGCGCGTATTTCGCGATCGCACGGCCTTCCCACGCGTTGTCGAAAAGCTGCCACTCCCGTTTTGTCAGGATGAGTTTGTGCAGGACACCGTGAAGTACCTCATAGTTGACCCCACAGGCCTTGGGGAGGCGTTAAACACTACTTTAACACTCAACACCACCCATCTCTATGATTAAG